AAAAAATATTAATATCATCTAAACAGAATTTGATTTGTTCGATGGTAGATTTTGTTTCATATGTTGCTTTATAATTTCGAATATAATCTGAATTTACTTCATAAATTGTCTTTTTGTATATGAATAGAATTGCATCTTTGATGTTAAATTTAATGAAAAATTGCTCTTCATTTTGAATTTGTTCGATAAATTCGATGTAGTAGTAGAATGCTTTTTGGACATTATAGATGGTAAGATTAATATTGCAAGTGTACAAAAGTAGAAATAAAAAAATATGTTGCATCGATTCTAAACCTTTTGTAATGATATACTGTTTATAGTGTGACTTAATATTTATATGATTATTGTGCGTAAATTCAACGAATTCAGTGACAATTTCTATATATTTATGTACACATTCAGTTACATTATGAATAAATAATGTATTATTGTATAATTCTGGATCGTTGAGTTTATTTGTGTTTAACATTATTGTTACAATAGAAATAAAATTAAACAAATAACTATTTAAACATTTATACCAAACTTTAAGATAGATGAGCGAGGAAGAAAATCAAAACCAGTATATTTTACCAAGTGACATATGTTTACAACACGCAGCAAAATTATCGATTGCAGATGACCGTCCGATATTACTAGATTATTGGACATACTCATGTGATAAAGATGCTCTTATTGGTGTTCGTGACAATGGTGAAAAACTTCTTGTAAAAAGTGAAAACGAATACACAAGTCCAATTGTAAAAATATACAAAGTAGAAACTGAATTCATTATTTTGACAGAAAACTCTATATATCTTGTGAAAAATGATATACCCACAAAAAGAATTTCTTAGTTTTGTACAAAAACGACAAAATTGAAATCAAATATAAGTTATGACAATATTATATCAAACCAAAAACCAAAACTCAAAATGAGCCTAGAACAAACTTCTACGATGAAAACCACACCATTCGACGAAACTTTCTTGACTGATTTGAAATCAGTAATCAACCCAGCGAAGATCCACGACCAGGAGTACACCAAGAATATTGGATTGAAGGTAACTTCCCATGATGGTTATGATATTGTTCGATACGATAAAAGTGTTATGAGTCGGACATCATATGACATCACCGGAATATTGCGATCTGTTATATTTCACGATGAAGAAGTAGTTTGCTTTTCTCCACCCAAGTCTGTTGATTTATCCCTTATATCTGAGATGAACCATACTAATATCGACGAATCACCTCGTTTGGAAGAATTTGTAGATGGTACTATGATAAACGCATTTTATCATAAGAAAAAATGGCAAATTTCTACACGATCTGTCTTGGGAGCAAAGACATCATTTTATAATGATATGAATCATTCTCCTAAGACATACAAACAAATGTTTGAAGATTGTTCAAAGCAGACAAACTTCAAATTGGAAAACTTGGATCCAAAGTATTGCTATTCGTTTGTGATTAAACACCCTGATAATCGTATCGTTGAAAAGATACATGAGCCATCTATGTATCTTTGCGCTGTATACAGAATAGAAGGTACAAAAGTATACAATATTCCGATTAATTCTATTGTTTCTCAAAATCAAGAGAAAAAAATAGAGTTTAATCCTGAAATAGAGATTATGTTTCGGAATTCAACAGTTCGTGTTCCTTTTGTAGATTTGTCTTGTACAATCGAAGAAGCATTTCAAGTATATGCAAATCCAAATTCTACTCCATACGAGACCAGAGGTATTATTGTAAAGCTAGGTAACATGAGAGCTAAAATTAATAATCCGAATTATAATCATGTGCGTAAGTTAAGAGGTAATCAATCAAAACTTCAGTATAAGTTTTACGAGCTTCGACAATCAAATGCTTTGGGTGAATATTTGAATTACTTTCCAGAACACAGTTTACTATTTCAAATACTAGAAGAAGAAGTTATTTACTTTCAAGATATATTGTATTTATTGTATCGTGAAGTGTACATATTTAAAAGATTGAATATTGAACTAGTTCCTTACGAATATAAAAATCATGTGAGAAATATTCATGGATTCTATATAATGAATTTGAATCTCGGACGAAAGCAAAGAATACACAAAGGCAATATCGTATACTATACCTACAAATTACAACCGGCCATGTTAATGTTTACGATTAATTATAATAAACATTCACATGCACATTCGCATGAAAACCAACTAATAAAAGCAAATCCAGTTCATGTTTGTAGCTAAATAAGTGTGGAAATGCATAAGGTAAGTTTTGTTTTGTTTGTTTTGTTTTGTTTTGTTTTTTTTATTCATATAAGTATATGACGAATATTGATGCTTTATTAAATACGCTAAAATTAGAAACATCATCTTCTGTTAATACGGCATTGGTAATTATAACTATTGTCCTATTATTTTCAGGAATATTTCAACTACGAATGATATTAAGTAAAACAAATAAAGTAGATCCAACAGCAACATCATTTACCATTAGTCCTCCTATACAAAATACTGATTTTGATAAGAAAACTATTTTAGGAGATTATCATGTATTAGGAAGTTATAATTCTTGTTGCATTGGAGATTACACGAATGACTATGTAAGTTTAAAACAATTGAATAAAGTTATTCAATGTGGAATTCGAATGGTTGATTTGGAAGTGTTTACAGTAAAAGGAGAAACGGTTGTGGCTTCTTCCGATAGTGATTCTGATTTTAGTAGAAGAGGGTCCAAAAATTCAATTCCTTTTGCTTCATGTTTGCAGACTATTAAATATTCTTTACGAAGAGCACCCAATAAAAATGATCCTTTTTTTATTCAAATACGAATGAAGACAAATATAAAACATAGTTATGACGAAGTTGCAAAGCAAATCAAATATAATCTTCAAGATATGCTTTTGTCGTCTTTATATTCGTCAAATGCCAAATATTTGCCTTATGATTTTGAAAATGAATTCATGCACAACTTAAGAAATAAAATAATAATCATCGTGCATGATTATTCTAATATTTTAGAAAGTACTTATTTGTACGAATATACAAATATACACCTAGAACCTCATTCTGGTTGTCGGTACAAAGATCTAGAACATTCAAGCGATCAACATAACAAAGAAATGTCAACACGAAATAAAATGTTATTTTCAGTGGCTTTACCTGATAAACAAAGTATTCAAAACGCATCAGTAAACAAAGCAGTTGATTTGGGATTTCACGGTATTTTGATAAACTTTCAGCGTCAAGATTCCAACTTTACAAATACATTACAATTATTTGCGTTGGATGGAAATACAAGATCTTACCGCTTGAGAAAAGATAACAATCGAAATATTCCCCAAGAAAAAACCATTTGTTCCAACAGTAAAGTTGGAGACAATATTCCTGTAAAAGCAACTATTAATATACTTGGTCAAGACAATACATATAGCAGTGGATAATTCAGAACCGTGAATTTATTTTACACCTTTGAACATTTAAAACGCCGATATAATCCAAATATCTTATTATTTTATCTTTAATTGCGATTTAGATAAATTCTTTCCAAAAATCTTTTTTGAAATATTTTAAAATTTTACTGTTTATTATGGTGGAAACGAATATTTATCTGAATAAAATGTTTTTTAGACTTATTCTTTATAATTACACCATTCCTTTGCTTTAATAAGATCTTCTTCTGTGACCTGTTCTTCAACCCCTTCAAATTCATCTATAATTAAAGAGCGCAATGTTTCTGGATGTACATCTTGAAACCATTCTCCAGTGGATCTGTAACTTTCACGGAGGTACTTGTGTATTTTTTTTTCATGTCTGGTGGTTAAGTTAGGAAACCAGTAAAGAAGTTTTAAATCTTCGAATGCAACCTTGTCCTTTATTTCTTTTGGACAAATACAGGAAAAGAATCCTCGATTAATATAGCGATAATATACATTTGGGCGTCGATGACTTATTTTATGATGTCCGATTTTGATCCAATTTGCATGTAGTGATTGAATTACGTACACTCCCATGTTTTTACATAACATATATATTATTGTATTTTTATTATATTTAGAATAGTATATATAATAGTTACATTAAGATGAATGTACATTGCAATAAAAAAACATCTTTTGAGGATTGTGAACTAGCGATTCTTCGAAGTGCTGTGGACAAAATTGAAAATATTAAAGGGAAAACTAAATTACAAAACGAATCTATCCAAAATATTATTCATATTGTGGAAGAATTTATGAAAAACCACGATTGCATATGCTATGGAGGTACAGCAATTAACAACATTTTACCTGCTCATGACCAATTTTATAACAAAAATGTTGAATTTCCAGATTACGATTTTTATTCACCTACAGCAATGGAACATGCTAAACAATTAACAGATATATATTATAATGCAGGATTTGAAGAAGTAGAAGCGAAATCAGGAATGCATATTGGAACATACAAAGTTTTCGTTAATTTTATACCAGTTGCAGACATAACTCAAATGAATACTAACATTTTCGAGTCAGTTAAAAAAAACAGCATACGTGTAAATGATATTTTATATTGTCCTCCAAACTTTTTACGCATGTCTATGTATCTGGAATTATCTAGACCAAGAGGGGATGTTTCACGATGGGAAAAAGTAATAAAACGCATAACTCTACTGAATAAACATTATCCTCTAAAAGGATCAAATTGCTCAAATCATGAAGTTCAAAGAATATTTGATGATAAATTATATCATTCTGAAGATATTTTTACTTTATTGAAAGAAATATTCATCAATGAACAAGTTGTTTTTTTTGGTGCGATGGCAAATAGAATGTATTCGCGATATATGCCAAAACACATACAAGAAAATGTCAGGAAGATACCAGATTTCGATGTATTGTCTGAAAATCCAGAACATACAGCTCAAATTGTAAAGACTAAGCTTCGTGGTAACGGTGTAAAACAAATAAAAGTAAAAAAACATAAAAATGTAGGTGACTTGATTTCAACCCATTATGAGGTGTTGGTTAATGAAGAAACAGTAGCATTTATATATGAACCACTATCTTGCCATAGTTTCAATATTATTCGCATAAAAAAACAAAAAGTTCGAATTGCAACAATTGATACAATGTTGAGTTTCTATCTGGCTTTCCTATATTCCAATAGACCATATTTTAACACTGAACGTATATTATGCATGTGTCAATATTTATTTATTGTGCAAGAAAAAAATAGATTAAATCAAAAAGGATTGTTGAAGCGTTTTACTATGTCTTGTATTGGTACACAAGACACACTCGAAGATATTCGGGCACAAAAATCAGAATTGTTTCATAAATTAAAGTCAAATCGTGATTCAAAAGAGTACGAACAAAACTTCTTGAGATATTCCCCAGATCAACAACTGATGAAAAAA